TTTCCATATGGGGGGTTGGGTTCGGAGAACGTTGCTCCCGCGTCCGGCGGTACTTATAGCGACCAAGCTACTTATGACATGATACGACGATTAGCTGCAGAGAGTAACAGAAGCCACAATGCCGATGTGTTTCCATCGGCGCAGTTTGGTACCTGGATCAACCCCGATCCTGCGTATCTTGCAGAACGGGCGCGCTGGTCAAATCGGAACGCCGCCTCCGCCGATCCTCAATTCGCTATTTCCCCGGAAGACGCAAAATACTTCGACGCGTCCGGTCAGCCCAGAATAGACAATCCCCTGCAGGTAGCATCCGATGCTGGCATAAACCCGAAGCAATTGGCGGCCGGAGTGTTTCCGCGTTACGGCGATCGCTATGGGGGGCACATGCAAGGTTACGATTATGCCAGCGACAAGGGCGGGTTTTTCAAACTGGAAGATTTGTTCGGTCGCGATCCGGGCGGCAATCCACTGACGCCGTCAATTGGAAGGGCTGGCCAGGGCGGACTATCCACCAACAACTGGCGCCTGCTCGGCATGGGGCCGGGCTGGATCATGCGCAACGGGCAAATGATCGATGTCCACAGCGGTGGCGGGATGTGGGGCGGGTCACGCTCCTGGCTGCCAAACGGTGGGCTTACTGGTGAGCAGTTCAGCACGCCGACGCCGATAGGGCTTGGTACTGGCGGCGCCTACGGCGTGCCCAATCTGCTCAATTACAGCAATTCGCCATCAATGGCGGGTTGGCCGGGGGCCGCGAATTGGAGCACGGTCACCGGCGTATTGACCTGAAGGGGAGGCGACATGCGTAGAGAGCGGCCACTGGTCAGCAAGGTCGAGCGCCGCAAGGGGATGTCGTTTCATCCCGACGTGGTGCGTAAGCGCATCCAGGCGGCGAAGCTAGTCGATCGGCTGCAGGATCACATCTTTGAGCGGCTGGCCAAGCCGCTCGACATGTCACAGGTGCGCGCGATCGATCTGCTGCTCAAGAAATGCATTCCCGACCTGACCCGCACCCTGATCTCGGCCGACGTGAACGTGAAGTACGTCGCCGAGCTTCCCAAGGTGCTGACCAAGGAGGAGTGGCTCCGCAAGTACGGGACCGACCATCTCGAACTCACGGCCGAGCCGTTGCAGATCACCAACGGAGGCGGCAACGGTTCGGTGCAGTAGCCGATGGACGCGCCAACCTCGCAGACCGAAGTCACCATATGGAGCCCCGGCAGCAACTGGGCGCAGTGGGCGCTGCTCGAGTGTCCGGTGTTCGAGGTGTTCTTCGGCGGCGCCCGTGGCGGCGGCAAAACCGATGGTGTGCTGGGCGAGTTCATGGCCCATGCCGACCAGTACGGGCTCAATGCCTCGGGGCTGATGCTGCGGCGCACCCGCACCGAATTGATGGACACCATCGAGCGGTCGCGGCAAATCTACGGGCCGCTTAAGTGGACCTACAACGAGGTGGAGAAAACCTGGCGCTGCCCGAAGGGCGGCCGGCTCAAGTTCAACTACCTCGAGCGCGATGCCGACGCCGAGCTTTACCAGGGCCACAGCTACACCCGGATCTACATCGAGGAGGCCGGCAACTTCCCGAGCCCGGCGCCGATCTTCAAGCTGTTCGCCACGCTGCGGTCGGGCGTGGGCGTGCCGGTGGGCGTGCGGCTGACCGGCAACCCCGGCGGGCCTGGGCATCAGTGGCTCAAGGCGCGCTACGTGGACGCGGCGCCGCTCGGCAACAAGGTCATCACCGATCCCTACACCGGGCTCGAGCGCATCTTCATCCCATCGAAGGTGGACAATAACCCCTTCATTGATGCCGATGCCTACAAGCAGCGGCTGCGATCGTCAGGCTCAAAGGAACTGGTGCAGGCGTGGCTCGACGGTGACTGGTCGGTCACGCTGGGCGCCTTCTTCGACTGCTGGTCGAGCGATCGGCATGTGATCGCGCCGTTCACGGTCCCTAAGGACTGGTTGCGGTTCCGGTCGATGGACTGGGGGAGTGCGGCGCCGTTCTCGGTGCAGTGGTGGACGATCGCCTCGGACGACTGGCAGGTTCACGGCCGCGTGATCCCGAAGGGCGCCATGGTGCTCTACCGCGAATGGTACGGAATGCGGCCAGGCGAGCCGAATGTCGGCCTCAAGCTGCACGCCGGCGAGGTGGGGAAAGGAATTTTGTCGCGGGAAAAGGACGAGGAGATTGCCTACGGGGTGCTCGATCCCTCGGCGTTCGCCCAGGATGGCGGGCCGTCGATCGCCGAGCGCATGGGGACGGAGACGGGCGGCAAGATCTGGTTTCGCCGGGCCGACAACACCAGGGTGCGGGCCTGGGGCCACCTCGGCGGCTGGGATCAGATGCGGGCGCGACTGGTCGGTAATGACGACGGCCGCGCGATGCTGATGGTGTTCTCAACCTGCACCGATTTCATTAGAACCGTTCCATTTTTGCAACACGATCCCGACCGGCATGAGGATGTCTGCAGCGACAGCGAGGATCACAGCGCGGATTGCTGCCGCTATGCGTGCATGTCGCGGCCGTGGATTGCGGTGAAGGAAAAGCCGAAGCCGGCCGACGTGTCGGGCTACGAGGTCTACCACCGGGTCACCGCGGCCGACGACTGGAAGTCATTCTAATTTTCACGTGAAACGCAATGAGGGCAATCAATGCCAGTCATGGAAAAGTTTGCGGCCTTCATCGGCATGGGCGGTGCGAGCATGGGGGAGAGTGTGACGCCGCCGGCGCCGGCCGGTGATGCCGGCCCTGCGGCCGCGGGTGCTGCCGCAGCGATGCCTCCTGGCGCACCGCCGGCCGCTGCGCCGGCCGCGCCAATGCCCGGCCTGCAGCCCGGCGGCCTGATGGATCGGCCGCCGATGCCACCGACGCAGATCGGCAACAAGGCATACTGATATGGCGGTGTCCAACGTCACCAATATCACCGGCTACAGCGGCACCGCCCGCGGTGCGGTCGGCCGCGCGCCGGCGACCGACGATCCGCGCACACAGGAGGACGCAGACGGTTTTTGGCCGCTCGAGAAGCTGGTCAAGTCATACACCACCTACCTCGACAGCAAATCGCTGGAAATCGAGGAGCAGAAAACCGCGCGCCGCTATCGCCATGGCGCGCAATGGACATCCGATCAGATCAAGACCCTCAACGACAGAAAACAGCCCGTCGTCACGTACAACAAGATCGGCCCGAAGATCGACGGCATTGTCGGCACGGTCGAACGGCTCAAGCAGGACCCCAAGGCTTACCCGAGGACGCCGGCGCATCAGGATGGCGCCGACCTTGCCACCGCATCGCTGCGCTATCTGCTCGACAACAACAACTGGAATGCGATCGGGCCGATGGCGGCGGAAGCTGCGGCCGTGGACGGCCTGGCCGGCGTTGAGCTTGATCTCAGACAGGTGCCGCCGAGGCAGGACGGTATGCCGCCACCAACGCAACCCGATTATGATGTGATGTTCGGACCCGTCGATAACGACGGGTTTTTTTATGACCCGCGCTCATTCAAGAATGACTTTTCCGACGCGCGGTTCATGGGCGTCGGCAAGTTCGTGGACGAGGAGCAACTCATTGAATTGCTGCCCGGCATGGAGGAGGACATCAAGACCGCATGCAGCGGCAACACCGAATTGATGTCGAACTCCGATCGCGACAACAGGTGGTTTTCGACCAATGGCGATTTCAAGCAGGTTCGGCTGGTTGATTGCTGGTACAAATCGCGCGGCGGCTGGAAGTGGGCGCTGTTCACCGGCTCCAAGATCCTGATGCAAGGCGTCTCGCCGTTCTCGGACGAGAACGACCGGCAGATCAGCAAATACGTGATGTTCTCGGCGTGCGTCGATCACGAAGGTGACCGCTACGGTTTTCCGCGCCGGCTCATGTCGCCGCAGGACGAGGTAAACCAGCGCCGATCCAAGGGCCTGTTTGACGCGAGCAACCGCCGCATCATCGCGACCAAGGCGGCGGTCGCCGACGGCAATGTCGAGGCGCTGCGCCGCGAGGCTTCGCGCGCTGACGGCATCGTGCTGGTCAACACCGGGTTGGACGACATCCGATTTGACGACGCCGCCAAGCAACAGGCGGTGATGGGCCAACTCGAATTCATGCGCGAGGCCGCGGCGGAAATCGAGAACTTCGGTCCCAACTCGGCGATGATCGGCGGCGATGCCGGCGCCGGCGGCTCGTCCGGCCGCGCCATTGCGCTGCTGCAGCAAGCCGGGCTCGCCGGCCTCGGCCCCTACATGTTCAATCTGCGCGGATGGAAAATCCGGCTCTATCGCGCGCTGTTCAACGCCGCGCAGAAGTACTGGACGAACCAGCGGTGGATCAGGATCACCGACGCCGAGGGCGAACCGCAGTTCGTGCAGATCAACGAAATGCTGCAGGGGCCGGACGGCGTGCCGCTGATGCGTAATGCGATCGGCGAACTCGATGTGGACATCATCCTCGACGAGGGGCCCGACACCATCACGCTGATGCAAGACACCTACGAGGCGATCTCGCAGGCGCTGCCGGCGGTGGCGCCGATGCTGACGCCCAGCCAGGCGACCGCAGTGATGCAGGTATTGATCGAGACATCGCCATTGCCGGGTGACGTGAAGAAAAAATTCCGCGAGGCCGGCCAGAACGAGGCGCAGCAGCCCGATCCGAAGATGGAGGAGGCGAAGGCCAAGCTGGCGCTGCAGCAACAGGAAAGTCAGGCGCGCATTGCGCTCGAGCGCGAGAAGGCGGCGGCCGATCTGCAGCAGAAGCAGGCGGCGGCGCTGTTTGAACGGCAGAACGAGCGCGAGAAGGCCGATCTGGAAATGGCGATCGCCCGCGAGAAGGCGATGAACGACATGCAGATCGAGGTTTTCAAGGCGCAGCAGCGCGCCAAGGCGCAGCAGACCGAGGCGGCGCTGGAACTGGTCACCGGCCACAACATCACTTCGTCACCGGCAACGATATAGCCGGGCGCTCGGGTAGCGCGCGTTCATACCCGTTTCGCATCGTCCAAGCGACATATGGGCGTCTTCGTAGCACGGCCACGACACGGCCGAAGGAGAGACTATGAGCGTAGAACCAGCAGGCGGTACGATCAGCGGTAACAATCCCAACGTCATCACTGATCAGCAGCTATTCGACCACGCGACAAGCGATCCGACACCGGCGCCGGCAACTTCGCCGCCGCCATCGGGGCCTGGACCGTCGTCACCGTCGCCCTCGGGTGATCCGTCATCCGCGCCGGCATCGACACGGCCCGACCTGCAGCAGCCGGCTCAGCCGCAAGGCCAACCGCGCGACGAGGGCGGAAGGTTTGCGCCCAGGCCGCAAGGACAGCAGGCACAGCCGCAGCAGGAGCATCGCGTACCGTTGCGGGAATTGATGGAGGAACGCGACCGCCGGCAACGGCTGGAAGCGCATACGCAGGAGCTAACGCGGGTCGTCATGGCCCTGCAGCAGCAAATGCTCCCCCAGCAGCATCCGCAGCAGCAGCCGCAAGGACCGGAAACCATCTTCGATCATCCAGAGCAGTATCTGGATCAGCGCGTTGTGACGCCGCTCCGTCAGGAGGGGCAGATGTACATGATGCAGATCAAGGATGGTCTAAGCCGCGAGATGGCCAACACGCAATTCGGCGCGGAAGAAGTCAATGCCGCGCTCGGCCAGATGCAGCAGATCCGGCAAACCCCGCAAGGTGACTTTGTCTTTCGGCAAATCATGCAGAGCGGGCATCCTTAC